AAAAAAGATCTCTCTGTGCATTCATAGCACCAACTTATCGTCAAGGTAAAGCAATCGCTTGGGAATATTTAAAATACTACACAAAACCATTAATGCACTTTGGTGGTAGTAGAAATGAAACAGAATTAAGAATAGATTTATTCAACGAATCTCGTATTCAAATATTTGGAGCAGACAATCCAGATAGTATTCGTGGTATGGGATTTGATAAAGTTGTTATGGACGAATACGCTATCATGTCTCCAAGAGTATGGACAGAGATTGTAAGACCAGCAGTATCAGATAAACTAGGATCAGTTTTATTTATAGGTACACCAATGGGTCATAACCAGTTTTGGGAAGTATTTGACTTTGCACAACGTGGTCATAAAGATTGGTATGGTAAGTTATATAGAGCATCTGAAACAGGAGTAATACCAGATGACGAGTTAGAACAAGCTCGTGCTATAATGACTGAAGAACAATACCAACAAGAATTTGAATGTTCTTTTACAGCAGCAGTATCAGGAAGTTATTATGGCAGATTGATAACTAAAGCAGATAAAGAAAAACGAATAGGTGAAGTACCTTTAGATGAATCAGTTGGAGTAGAAACTTGGTGGGATTTAGGAATTGGAGATTCAACTGCAATATGGTTTGCACAAAGAGTTGGAACAGAAATTCATTTAATAGATTACTACGAAACTTCAGGTGAATCATTAGCACACTATGCTGATATACTTATGGAGAAAGATTATGCTTATAGCAGACATATAGCTCCACACGATATAATGGCACGTGAGCTTGGAACTGGTAAGTCAAGATTAGAAGTAGCTCAAGAATTAGGCATTGACTTTGAAGTAGCACCTAAGTTAGAAGTAGATCATGGTATTGAATCGGTAAGAAATACTTTACCTAATTGTTACTTTGATAGAATTAAATGTAAAACAGGATTAGATGCTTTGAGACAGTATCGAAAACAATGGGATGATAAAAACCAAGTGTTTAAAAACAAACCTCTCCATGACTGGTGCTCACACGCAAGTGATAGTTTTAGATATGGATGTGTTCATGATCCTATTGACACAACAGAATGGGATAAACCAATTAATATAGATACAAAATACGTAGTATGAAAAAAACAAATCAAGAAATATTATCAGTAGTAAGCAGAGAAATACATAACGCATCAGGTTATATTGGTGGAGAACTTGTAGCTAGAAGAAAAAAATCATTAGAATACTATTTAGGAAACCCTCTTGGAAATGAACAAGAAGGTAGATCTCAAGTAGTATCTAACGATGTTTTAGATACAGTAGAAAGTTTAATGCCATCATTGATGAGAATATTTACATCAGGTGACAATGTATTTAATTGTGAAGGTATGGGGCCTGAAGATGAAGAAATGGCTAGACAATGTTCTGACTATTTAAACTATATCTTTTATAAAGAGAACGATGGGTTCTTAGCTTTATATACTGCATTTAAAGATGCACTAATTCAAAAGAATGGAATACTAAAAGTATATTGGGATGATGCACAAAAAATTGAAAGAGAAGAATACTCAAGATTAACTGATGATGAGTTTAATGATTTAGTCTCTATGGATGAGATTAAAGTTTCTAATCATAGTGAATACGAAGAAAAAATTACAGACGAAGCTGGTAAAGAAATAGATTCAATTAAACTACATGATGTAGTTATTCATAGAACTAAAGTTTATGGTAAAGTAAGAATAGAACCAGTACCACCTGAAGAATTTCTAATTGAAAGAAGATGTAAGTCCATTGATACTGCAAACTTTGTTTGTCACAGAGTGAACAAAACAAGAACAGAATTAATCGAAATGGGTTATGACAAAAATATGGTAGACTCATTACCAACTGGTGATGGAGATTATTATACTGAAGATAAATTTACTAGACATCAAAATGTAGATTTTTCACATGGAGAAACTGATGGTGATGAAAGTACACAAGATGTTTTAATACATGAATGCTATGTAAGAATGGATGTAGATGGTGATGGTAAAGCAGAACTATTAAAAATCACAGTAGCAGGTGATGGTAAAAAATTATTAGACATGGAAGAAATAGATACAATGCCTTTTATATCTATGACTCCAGTTATCATGCCACACAGATTCTATGGAAGAAGTGTAGCTGAATTAGTAGAAGATATACAATTAATTAAGTCTACTGTAATGCGACAGATGTTAGATAATATGTATTTAACAAATAATAATAGAGTTGCAGTACAAGATGGACAAGTTGCAATGGATGACTTATTAACTAATCGTCCTGGAGGAATTGTTAGAACTAAACAACCTCCTCAAAATGTAATGATGCCTATACAGGCACAACCGATTACTGAACAAGCAAGTGGTATGTTAGCCTACTTAGATTCTGTAAAAGAAACTAGAACAGGCGTTACAAGACAATCACAAGGGCTAGATGCAAACACATTAAACAATACAGCAACTGGCCAGAACCAAATTCTGACACAATCACAAATGAGAATGGAGTTAATCGCCAGAATCTTTGCTGAGACTGGTGTAAAAGATCTAGCCTTAAAAATGTTTGAACTTACTTGCAAGTATCAAAACAAAGAAAAAATTGTAAGAATCAGAGGTAAATATATACCTATGAGACCTTACGAATGGAAAGACAGAGTTAATATAACAGTTTCTGTAGGATTAGGAACTGGATCAAAAGAACAACAGTTGATATTAATGAATGCAATATTAGAAAGACAAATGTCTGCAATTAATTTACAACAAAATGTTCATGGCCCAATGGTTAATCTTAGAAATATTTATAACTCTTTGAAAAAATTAGTTGAAAATGCAGGTCTAAATAGTATAGAACCTTACTTTATGGATCCTGAAGTGGGTGCAGCACAAATGCCACCAATACCTCCTAAACCACCAACTGAGTTTGAGAAGGTAACATTAGCTCAAGTACAAGGTGAAAACCAACGTGCACAGTTAAAAGCTGAAACAGAAGCTAAGAGTTTGGAAGGTAAAATGAGACAAGCACTTCTAGATTATGAACTAGCTATTAAAGAAATGGAATTGAAATACAATACCAAGATTGATGAGTTAGAACTTAAACGAAGATCCATGTTAGAACAAACTGATTTACAAAAATCAGGTGATCTAATGGGTGCAATAGTAAGAGGACAAAAACAATTCTTTAATGATGGACAAGGAAATAATAATCAGGGAGGGCAAGAGAGCCCAGCAACTGCTGGACGATCCCCTTCTAAAAACAGCATTTGAAGATCTCTTAGAAATTTATAGACAAGAGATTTTTAATACATCTTTCGCAGATGATGACAAGCGAAGAAACCTTTGGGTAGCCTTTAATATGGTAGATAAAATCCGAGGGCATTTGCTTAGTGTTATGTCTAGTGGAAAACTTGCTCAAGCAGATCTTGAGAATCTAAATAAAAGAAGTTAAGCTAACGCAACTTCAAATTCGTCAACCATGAAAGGAACGATATGGCAGAAGAAAATATACAAGGTGCAGCAGAAAAAATTTCTGGATTACTGAATCCTCAACAGGACAATCAAGAACCAGAAACTAATACTGAACCTTCAGAGTCAACTCCTGAGACACAGGAAGTTCAAGAAAGCACAGAGTCGAAAACAGCTTCTACTGAACAGGCATCTGAAAATACTGAGACAACAGAAGAAACACCAACAGAATTAGAGACACCAGAGCTCCACCGAGTAAAAGTACAAGGTCAAGAGCTTGAGGTGAGCCTCGATGAACTGAAGGCAGGATATTCTAGAGACTCGGATTATAGACAAAAAACTCATTCATTAGGGATGGAAAAGAGAGATCTTGAAACTCAAAAGAATAGTTTGCGTCAAACTTACGATACTCGTTTATCAGAACTAAACGATTTAATTTCGACAGCTAATCAATTTGTTGAACAAAAACAAGGTGGACAAGATCTTGCTAAACTTTATCAAGAAGATCCAACTGAAGCTGCTAGACTTGACTTTCAATTAAGACAAGAAAAGCAACACATTGATTCTTTAAAAGACAAAGCAAGACAAGCTCAAACTAGACAGTATGAGACTTACCTTGAAACACAAAAAGAATTAGCTGCAACAAAGATACCAGAGTTTAGCGATCCAAATAAAGCTGACTCTTTTAAACTTAATATGCGTAATACTTTACGTGATTATGGTTTTAATGACCAAGAGATAGGTAGCCTTGCAGATCATAGATTTCTTATGGTTGCAAAAGATGCTATGAGTTTTAAGTCTCAAAAAGACAAAAGACCTATAGTTTCTAAGAAAGTTGCTAATGCTCCTAAAGTTTTAAAAGCTGGTGTTGCTAAATCGAATGTTAGTTCAGGTAGAGAGGAAGTAAGAAATAAAATCAAGACGCTAAGAAAGACTGGTCACATAAGAGATGCTCAGTCAGCAATAGCAGATATGATTAATCTTAAATCTCAACAAAGGAAATAAACAATGGCACAACCAACTAATACGTTTGATACGTACGATTCAGTAGGTGAAAGAGAAGATCTTTCAGATGTTATCTATTCGATAGCACCTACAGATACGCCTTTCCTTAGTTCTGCAGCTAAAACAAAAGCAACTGCAGTTCTACACGAATGGCAAACCGACTCACTAGCAGCAGCAGTAACTAACAATGCTGTTATTGAAGGTGACGAGGCAACTTTAGATGCATCAACTGCAACTACTAGACTTTCTAACAGTTCTCAAATTATGGATAAAACTGTAGTTATTACTGGAACTCAAGAGTCTGTTGATAAAGCAGGTAGAGCATCTGAATTAGCATATCAAATTGCTAAAAGAGCTAAAGAGCTTAAAAGAGATATGGAAGCTACTATTACAGGCAACATTGCCGAAGTAACTGGTGGTTCTTCTACAGCTAGAAAAATGGGAACTCTTGGATCTTGGGTCACTACTAATGATGACCTAGCATCTGATGGTGCTTCTGGTGCAGGTGCAGGAAATGCAGCTCACACAGATGGTACTCAAAGAGCATTCACAGAAGCTCAATTAAAATCAGTTATTAAATCAGTATGGAATGCTGGTGGAGACCCATCTATGGTTATGTGTGGGCCTTTCAACAAGCAAAAATTATCAGGCTTTACTGGTAATTCTACTAGATTTGATGCTGGTGCAGACGCAACTTTATACACTTCAGTAGACGTGTACGCATCTGACTTCGGTCAATTGCAAGTAGTACCTAATAGATTCTCTAGAGATAGAGATGCTTATGTACTTGACATGGAATACTGGGCAGTAGCGTTCTTAAGAGACTTCTCTATGCATGAACTTGCTAAGACTGGTGACTCAGAGAAAAGACAGCTTCTTGTAGAAGCAACTCTAGAATCTAGAAACGAAGCAGCTTCTGGCTTAATAGCAGACTTAACTACATCATAATAATAATAACTGTTTGGGGGAGTAACCTTTTAATCTGCTCCCCCAGCAGATTCTAAACAATTGAAGATCTGAGAAAGGGTTAAGATCGGAACAATTAAGGAACATAATGAGAACATTAAACGACTATTTTTTAACTTCTACTATCGCAGATATCAGTACAGCATCATCAACTTTTGTACCTGTACCAGATGGTGGAAAAATTATTAAAATTATAACTGCTTTACAAGGAGCTATCTCTGGTGCTAATGCAGGAATATCTTTTGAAATTGGTGGAACTGCAGTAACTGGTGGTGGCATAACTGTTGCACACTCTGGTTCAGCAGCAGGAACTGTAGACTCAGCAGAACCTACAGCAGCTAATGAAATATTAGAAGATGGAACAATTGAAATGATTACTGATGGAGCATCAACTGGTGCTAAAAAATTAGTAGTAACATTTGTTATAAGAAGATAATTAATTATGGGGATGGCAACATCCCCAAACACAAAGGAACAAAACTATGTATGGAAGTAACTACGCAATGAGACCTCTAACTACACAAAAAGTTACATCTTCTGGTTCGTCTGCACAATCATCTGCATTTAGTGCTAATATTGAATATATTAGAGTAATACCTGATGCTGATTGTCATATAGAATTTGGAGTTAATCCAACAGCAACTAATGCTAAAATTTTCTTAGAATCTAAATCTTCTGAGTGTTTTAAAGTTTCGCCTGGCGAAAAAGTAGCTGTAATTGGATCAGTAAATTTATACGTAACAGAACTATCAGAATAGTATGGGTAAAGTAAGATCTGTAGAATACGATGCAGGAATAAAGACTAAGTATATACAAGAGTCTAATGGAGCATTAACTATTAATAAATCGCAAGATGTTAATAAGTTAATGAAAAGAAACAAAGAACTTTATAACCACGATAATGGTTATCTTTCTAAAGCAAAAGAAATGAAAAGAGTTGCAAGTGTTCCTCCTCTAGTACTGCAGATCTGGGCTAAAGAATATAATGGCTCAAATAATTGGTTTGAATTACCAAAAGATATTCAAAGAAAAATAATGAGAACTAAACTTAACAGTAGTGAGTTTAGATATTTTAGAACAGCTGAAGGAAGTTTATAATGGCATTAACAACATATTCAGGATTAAAATCATCTATAGCAGATTGGTTAAATAGATCTGATTTGACAACTCAAATTGCAGATTTTATTGCACTAACTGAAGCTGACTTTAATGCTAAACTAAGAATAAGACAGATGGAACAAATAGATACTATTACAATAGATTCAGAAACAGAATCTGTTCCAACTGGTTTTATTGCAGTAAGATCTTTATACATATTATCAGCAAGTACTAAATATGCTTTAGAATATATAACTCCACATAATATGTTTGAAATTAAAGCTGGTTCAACAACTGCTAGACCTAGGGTTTATACAATTGAAAGTGATAATGAAACAGAAAGTTTACGTTTTGGCCCTGCCCCTGATTCTGCTTATACTGGGTACTTATCATACTATAAAGCTTTTGCAGCTCTTAGCGATACTAATACATCAAATTACATTTTAGCAAATCATCCTGGAATATATTTATATGGTTCATTATACCATGCAGCAAACTTCTTAGGTGGAATAGATCCTAATCAAGTACAACAATGGTTACAAATGTATATATCTGCTATGGAAAGATGTGAAAATAATGACAAACAAGATTCATATGGTGGAGCACCTGTATCACAAAGAACAGATGTGCAAACCGACTTATCATTT